ATCTTTACGGGGTCTGTTCCAGACACCTCATACACCCGGTCGCGGATCTTCTGGGTCATGCCAAGCCGCCGCCAGATGGTTCTGGTGCCATACGCGCCAAGCTGGCCCATTGAGTTCCAATGTTCGTTCGACCAAGTATGCCCGCCGTCATCCGACCAACGTAGCATGACCTGCGGGTCGTATCCAGGCGTAGCGTCGTAGGCTTCGGTTTCCAGCGCGTAGCCGTCGTAATCCTCGGCGGGTTGCACTTGGGTAACCAACGCGTTGTTATTATCGTTGGCTTCCGTGACTAACTGGTCAGCGGCTTGCGTAGTCAAATAGCCTTGCACAAACTGGGCCACAATGATGTTACCTGACTCAGTGGCAAGATCTTCGCCATCGTAAGCGGGGTAGGCGTTCAGGCCGACACCCGTTTCGGCGTCGAGCTGTAGGCTGTGGTGCGCGGCGCGCTTGAGGTTATTCTGCCCAGTTGGCAACGCTCTCCACGACCGCAGCCACTTCTGGATCTGGCCGTCATCGGCGTAGACATCAAGGTCGTAAGCGTACAACCGCCCGTCCTCGTAGTCCCCGACCACAATCTCGTTGTTGAACGACATCTGGCAGTTGCTGCGGTGCCTTGTGAACTGTCCGTTTTCAAAACCCGCACGTTCATGCCACAGTTGCGTCGATACGTCGTACACCCAGGTTGCTTGGGCTGTCGGGAATATCAGCACATAGAACGGGTGGCCGTCCTGCTGGTAGGTGTAGGCAATCGCGTCGGAGATGTTGCCGTAGCTTTGAATGGCGTATTCCAGCGCATTGGTCGAGACGCGGGCTGGCGAATAGCCGTTAGCCCGGTAAACAACCCCGCGGCCTCGGGCGTCGGAGCCAATCCAAAACACGCTGTTGTCCAGCTTGGCAACCGAATACGCCGCGCCGCAACCCACTTCCATGAACGCGCCTTGGATACGCGCCAGCGGAAAGTCGGGAGTTCCGGCGTCGTACCAGACCTCAACGCTGGTGTTGCCAAACAGGTAAATCTCGCGGTGGTCTACGATTAACGAAATTACATTGTCGGGGTAACCTTCCGCGCTGGCGAAATCCAGCGGGTCAATCGAGGTGCCGTCCAACAGGCTGGTCACCCAAAACTTCTGCGAATTGGGTTCGTTGAACACAAAATAGCCGTCAAGGTAGCCCACCGAGCCTGCGCCGGGGAAGTCTGGGTCGGTAATCTGCCCAAATACGGACGTGGAGGTGTTGTAGACGAAACTACTGGGGTTACAGGCAATGAATATCTGCGTGCCGTTGTCGGCCATGCTGACAGGACCGGTGCCGGCCACGGTGCCAATTAGAGTAGCAACCCAGCTTGTAGTTAGGCTGTAGAACTCACTGCCCGACACCACATAGGCCACGCCATTGGTTACCCACAGGCCACGAATAGGCCCCGTGCCAACGGTCGCAAGCAGACGCAAGCCAGGGCAGCGCAGCAAGAAACCCGGCTCTTTCCCGCCGCTGCCTTCCGGCACCGCTTCGGGAAACAAGTTGACCATGCGATTGTCCGCCGCGTTAATCGACCTCGCGACATAACTACCGCCAAGGATGGGCGTTTTCACTTACGTCGTTACCGCTTTGATTACCGCAAAAGCAATTACAATAGCTTCGCTCAATGAGCCGGAGGTGATGTTCCGCACGTTAATGCTGGCTGAACCCGCGGCAGACTGAGCATTGAGCAGGTAAGAACCCGCCGTGCCCGCGCTGATGTGGTTCATTATCAAAATATCACCCGCCTCGATAACGGTGTTGGTCAACGTAAAGCTGACCGTAGTATCTGCGGCAAGCGCGGCGGCGTTCAGTGTAATCTGGCCGGTTGACTTGCTCAACGTCACACCGGTGGCTTTGCTGGTAGCTTGGGTAACCGTTCCACCAGAACCAGTGGTGTAACCGTGTTTCCCAGTGCTGCTGATGACTTGATTGCCCGTGGTGGTGAGGCTTGTGCCGCTGGCGGCGCCAAGTACAGGGGTTGTCAACACCATTGAGGTGCTGGTGCAGGCGCTAATCACGCCGCTGGCAACCGTTCCCAGCGCGGGCGTAACAAACGTCGGGCTGGTAAATAGGTTGGTTACGGATAGCTGCTTGGTCGTATTGGTCGTGGCCTGAACAATCGGCAACACGTCAGCGCCAGCTTGCGAAGCGGCAACAGGCAGCGCGGAGATAGCAATATTAGCCATTTAGTAGTTTCCTGCAAATATGTTGAACCGCTGGCGGGTGCCGACGAGGCTGTAAGGCAGCGACATTATATCGTCGGGGTTATTGATACGCTTTAGGTTGCGCTTCGACGACATGGCGATACGCTGGACCTGACGCGAGGGCTCGACGCCGAACTCAGCCGCGATCTCGCAAGCCAAGTTGAAGCGGAACGCCCGCAGATAGCCTGGCGGGAAAGCCAGCGAGGTTGCCAACGTAGCTGGCTGCGTAATTTCTTCTACTGAAATAAAGTGCCACTCCAGTACCTTTGTCGGCACTGGGTAAATGTACATTTCGATGTCTGGGTAGGTCATGTTGACCCAGATGACCTGCGGATAAGTGCTGGTCACAGTTTTGACGGCGATGCCGTTGTACTGCTGCTGGTTGACGATCTTTATGCCAAACGAGATGCCGTTAGCCGGGTCGCGGAAATAGGTGCTATCGTCCAGCAGGATAGGCCGGTTGCCTACGAAGTCCCCGGTGGGGCCGAGCGTCCGGCTAATAAGACCGGGGGTCCAGCTAAACACCTGATCTTGTGTCGAAAACACGGACAACCGCTCGGTATTCCACGAGTCGATCATCTGGTTAAGCGCGGTCAACGCATCTTGCGAAGTCGCTGCCGAAGGCGTTTCACCCTCGGCCAACATACCGATCAGACGCAAAGCGCCGTTGATTTGATCGCCAGCCGTGGTGGTCATGTTACAAGCCCCGATTTATCGGCGGACGCCCCCGACGACGCAGAGGCATACTATTGATAGCAGCTTCTTTATCGTCCTTATTTATGCTTTCCGCAACCGCTGCGACAGGCGGCACTGAGTCATCAAGTTCGTAGCGGGTCCAGCCATTTTCTTCGTCGTAAGCTGCTTCTGCTTCCAAATTGGCAATTTTTTTGCCGTGTACGGGATGCCGCAAATAGAAGAGCATACGTTACCTCATTAAGTAATGCCCCGGCCTTACGACCGGGGCAGAACCTATTAACCCGCGATGCGGTACAGGGAGTACGCAGCGTCGCCGGTCTTGACGGCGCGGTACAGAACGCTCTTGGAAGCAACGCCCGCACCAGAGGTGCTGGCGAGCGACCAACCGGTGCCGACCACAATCGTGGGGACACCAGCGCCGGTAGCAACGAGGGCTACATCAAACGAGCTACCCGTCTTGGCGCTGCTGAAGGCAGCGTCGGTGAGAGCCGCGGTCGGCAGGGTCAAGTTACCCGTGCTGGCCGAGGTGTAGATGATAAGGCCAGAAGCCAGGTCCGCTGTGGTAAGAGTAGCGGTGGCGGTGTACGCGGTGGGGACGGTGATAGTGCTGAAAACGGGCGTGTTAAGATTGCCGTCACCAACCTGATAACCGCCAGAACCATTAGGAAGAGCCATGATATTTATCCAATCCAATTAAAAAGGTGACCCCCGGCGAACCGGGGGCCAGCCAAGATTAACCCCAAATCCGAACAGCCATAGGCGGACGGATCACGCTGTAACCGTACAGAACGTCAATACGGCAAGGCATACGGTCGTTGTTGATGTCGTACTGACGAACAACGCGGAGCGAGATGCCGTTGTGAACCTGACGCGACGCCATATCGACACCCTGCGGGAGCAGGAGGTCGGCGGTGGCGAACGTGATGGCGTTCTTCTGGTACACCAAGTTCTGCGGGTAGGCAGTCGAAGCCGCACCAACGAACGTAACTACCGCATTGTCGGCGGGGAACGCGTTGATGGTGGCTAGGGCATTGCTTGACGTGTACATCGCCGGCGAAACCGCGATGTTCGTCCAGGCGCCGCTCGAAGCCGTATTGGCTGCGGTGACGACGAACTGCTGGAGCGAACCAGTGCTTTCGCGGGTCTGCGGGTTG